TGGTGAGATCCTCGACCATCTGCCCCGACTCCTGCACCTGCTGCTGGAGCCTCTGGGGGTCCGGCCCCTCGTCCTGGTCCTGGAGCGGCGGCGGCAGCATCTTCTTGACCCGCTCTGCCGCTTCCAAATGTCCAGGGAAGTCCCGAAATTTGAGATAGATATCGCCCAGAATCGGGAACAGGGCGGGATTGGCCTGGAAGAGCTGGCCCATCTCGTCCGCGCCCTCTTCGCGACGGCTCTTGTAGCTGCGTCCAATACTCACGGTAATGCCGTAGCGCCCTTTTCGCAGGTCATACAGTTCGACCGGCCTCCCAGACGGGGGCGGCGCCATCAGGCCCATCGGGGGTGGCCCAGGCGGTCCAGGTGGGCCACCGGGGGCCATCGGGAAACCGCCCGGTCCCATCGGCGATCCGCCGGAGGGCACAGCCACGGCGCCGGGGAGTGTCGGGGGTCCACCTGGACCCATCAGTGGCCCGCCTGGGCCCATGGGGCTCCCCGGCCCCATCGCTGGGAGTGCCGGGGCGGGAATCGGGCGCTGCGTCTGCGGGTCACGCTGGAACGGCGCGTTGAGCATCACGGTCTGGGGCTCGTCTTCCAGGTCGAGAATCCGCGCAATCCGACCGGGTCGATCATAAATATGCGGGATCAGGTCCAGGATCACCTTGGCCTCATACGTCATACTGATCTCGGCCAGATTATCGATAAAGTGGGAGCTCCCCGAATCATGCTGCGTCTGCAGCGCGAGAATGGCTTTGCCGCTCTTCGCGGCCGGGGTCTGCTGCCCGAGGGCCGACTCGTAGGCGCCGGTGCCCTCGTGGATAAACTCGCGGGCCTGTTGCAGCAGCAGCATACTGGGTCCGAGCCGGGACGCATCGACCTGGGTGCGCTGCGGCGGCGGTGCGGGTTGTCCATTCAGAGACACGGGGCTATAGCGGAGATACGGGAAGTTGCGTACGTTGCTCAGCTGCCACTCCTGTTCGTGCCCTTCCTCCTGCCCCTCCACCATCATGTACGGGGCTTTCGTCTCTAAACTCGACATCTCGACAGCCGCCGAGGCCGCGTAGTTTTGCAGGCGCACGGCGTCCTTGTTGGGCTCGATCATGCCGACGTAGCGGCGCTCCTGGTCGAACGGAATCAGCTCGCGGCCAATAACCGGGATGATCGGAATATAACGCCCGTCCATTTCCTGCTTCGGTTCGAGCTCCTCGACCGCGTTGATTGTGCTCCAGTAGAGCACCGGGGTGCGCTCGACGCGCTGTCGGGCGTCACGCCCCTCACGGGCGGTGCGTCCGTCAGGAATGTCGTCCTCGTCGGCCTCCGATCCGTCGTCCAAAAGCACTTTTTTCGACGTGGTGTACTCCAGCCGGTAGTATTCCGCCACGCGCACGGCGCGGGACGCGCCTTCGTCGCCCGAGACCCACGACGGCGTTGAAATCCCGACCGCTGAGAGCTCGTCTTCGCTGTAGGCGGCCATCGCCGACTTCGGGTAGCGCCGTTTGTAGGTATCAAACGGCATATCGTTGACGACAAAGGCCCACTCGCCGTCCGAGGCGTCAGCCTCCTGCGCGAACGGGTCCAGGACGACGCTGCCCTGCTGCAAAATGCGCTTGATCGTGATGCGCTGGTCGTAGGGGTCGTCGCTGTCCGGGTCCGGCTCGGTAATCACGCGGTAATAGCCGCGTCCGGCCTTGACGGCGCGCTCGAAGGCCCAGCTCCGCGCCAACCCAGCCCGACTCTGCACTTCGATCCGGCGATAGAGCCCCTGGAGCACCTCGGCGGTCTCTTCTTCCGCGTCATCACTCAGCGGGTGGATCGAGACGCCCAGATGGGCGGCTTTTTCGGCGTTCAGCACGAGCTGGATCGGATGGTCCAGACTCGGAATACTCAGCATCGGGCGCTGCGGAATCGAGACCCCGCCGATGAGCTGCGGTTTGCGCTGATCCTTGACCTCGGTGGGCCAGCAAAATTCCGGTACCTGGAACCGCAAGGCGTCCACCTCGCGGGTCCGCTGGTCGCTGTCGGCATCCGAGCCGACCTTAAACCGGTCCAGTGCCTGCTGCATCTCGCTGGTCATGCCCCCATCCAATCTGTCAGTGACGACTCGCCGGTCGTGTATCCGCCCCTCGGCTGTGCCGGTCGTGGCGGCGGTCGCATCGCGTGCCGCCCGCTCAGCACCAGATACCGCGTGGCATCCATCAAATGGTCAGCCACCTTCACGATACGCCCTTGTTCGTCGCGATGATACTTCCGAAATTCACTGCGCCAATTCGTCAGATGCTCCTGGACGACCAGTCGCCCCGAGACGAGCAGGTTCCAGGTCTCGGTCAAGCCCGCCTCGACGGCATTTTGCGCCGGTTCGAGCCGCAGGCCCAGCCGTCCGTAAATATCGATCAGCGCCCGTCCATCCACCTGACTGCTCCCGGCGCTCGCGGGGTCAATCACGCCGCGCAGCCAGTCGCCTCGGGCCTTGACCGCCTCGGCGTGACTCGCCGGTTCGCCCTGGCCCCGGTAATGTTCATCATAGAGCACAATGCGTCCTGAGCCCGGATCGGTCGCGCCCCAGATTGCCGCCGTGCGGTTCCACCCCACATCCATCGCGTAGCACCGCGGCCAGCTCGCGGGAATCGTCGCGGTAGGCACGAGAATCTCGCGCTCGGCAATCGGATAAATCGCGCCGGAGCCCAGACTCGGTTCACCCTCGGTTCTCGCGGCAATCTGGTAGGGCGGCGTGGTCGCCATGAGCGCCTGCCGCTCAGATTCGTCCAGGTGCGGCACATCACGCCAGCCGGCCTGGATAAACGTCTTGAACGCCGCTGACGCGGTCGTCTCGGGCTCCAGAAACCCCTTGACCACGTCACTCATCCCCTGGAGCGGGGTGAACGTGACCAGGACGATCCCCTGGGTCGTGATGGTCCGGTAGAGGATCTCGGTATAGACATCCTGGGGCGGTTCCTCGTCGCACCAGACGACGTGTTTCGCCGTCCCCTCGAAACTCTGCCGGCCCTGCTCGTAACTCTTCAATCCGACGAGGCTCAGGCCGCCGCTGACGTGGCGGACCTGGGCGCCTTCCAGGGCACCGGCCAGTCCTCGCGCCGAAATCGTCTGCTCGATCAGATGCGCTGGGACCATGCCGGTCCCCGGCGCCTGGACGCTCCCGAGGAGCTTCGCCTGGACAATATCCCGCGTGGTCTGACTATTGGTGCCGACCGCCCAGCACTCCACGGGCTCCGTAAAGCGTCTGCCGGTCCACCAGTGCGGATAGAGCCCGGTGAGGTGGCACGTCATTTCATACGCGCCGGCTTCACTCTTGCCCACCCGGTTCGCGGCCATAAACAGCCGTTCTTTCGTCACGCCCGCCGCAAAAAAATCGAGATGTTTCTGATACCGTGACCGAGCTAATGGCCCGTCCCCGTCCGGGTAAAACGTCGCGAACCGTGACGTGGTGCGCCGTTCCGCTTCGGCGCGCAGCGCGTCCAGTCGCAGCCGCTCGTCGAGGGTCAAGTCACTCATCTGATGCGGGGGAGTCGTCTGGTTGGGGATCTGGGTCGGTCTCGACGGGTTCAGCCGGGATCTGGGCTGCGGGGAGCGCCGGCGGGGACAGTTTCTCCAGGAGTCCCGTGATGGAGGCTTTGAGCTCGATATCCGACAGTCGGGACGGCTCCGTACTCACATCCAGGTCGATGCTCTGTCGAGCCTGCCCGAACATCCGGTCCATAATCTGCCCGATCAACGTGGCATTCGGCGCGACGGCTGACAGCCGATACGCCTCCTTGCCCGCATTCAGCCGCTCGACCATCACCTCGGGGTCGGTCACCGTCGTCCAGCGCCCTGCATCGTCGCGGGCGACCATATGCGTCACACCCTGCGCGGCTGCGAGCTGGGCCTGCACCAGTGGCTCAAACTGCCGACTCACCTCCGCCCGCCAGAGACTTAACAGCTCCTCCCGCTCTGCCGTACGGCGGTAAATCCGCGACCCGCCACTCGCGACGGTCGTCCCCCGTGGCCGCCCCGCGCCCGCACGCACTCCGCCATGCCCACTCGACGCTTTCTGGGGGACCGGGGGCCGTGGCAGACGGATCGGCGCCATCACACGGGACGGTATCACGTTTTGCGCGTGTTTTGCGCTTCTACTGGCGTGCAATCTAGTAAGCACCCGTATGTGCTCACGGCTGGACTGGGGGACAAGTGGGTGCTAATGCTATATCCCAAACCCAAAGTGCTTTCCGATCCAAAATAATGTTGGTGGAAAAAAAATCTCAATTTTAGGTCAATCGCCCTATTAGGTCAATCAACCTAACTCCTTACAAGTCAATGACTTACAGGGCCAGTGCCATAGCAGCCCATGTCCCTGCGCCGTCACAGGGTGTAGCCACTGGCGCGCAGGGCGCTGACCTGGCACGCTGTAACCCCCATGGGATCAATGGGTTGGCCCCTGTTGGGTCTGATAATGGGTCTTATGTTAACTTAGAAACCTATTTTGGGTGGAAAAGCGTCACTCGGTTGACGATAGGCCCAGAAAGCGTCAACAAATTGACGATATCCGGGTTTAGGTCAACTGACCTAGCTCGCCCAGCCGGTCCGGGGGCCGGCAACAATCAAGTTGTGGGCGAGGATTCGCCCTCTCCAGCCCTGTTCCAACCCCACCCCAGCCCAGCGCCAGCCCAGGCACAGCGCCCGTCTCAGGCCTCCCTGGGCGTGGACCCCTGACTTGTTGGTCTTGTTGGTCTTGTTGGTCTTGTCGGGAGCTCTCAGGCTGGGCGTGCCAGGGCGACGAGAGAGACTTGTATCGTTTGTATCGTTTGTATCGTTTGTATTGGGCGGACCAACCGATACAACCCTCAGCCTCGCATTACCTTCATATGGTCGCATCATCCTGTGCCTCCAGCAGCGCCAGCACCTGCTCGACGAGAAAGATCAGGTCGTGCTTGTAGCGTGCGATGGCGGGGCGCAGCTGGGCAGGAACACGCGGGGCGAGGCAGAGCTCCCGGGTCTCGGGGTCCACCCGGACATCGAAGCCCTCGTCTTCGAGCTGGAGCAGGAGTCGGAAGGCCGCGGCGGGCACAGCGCGGCCAAAGAGCGTGACGGTGTCAGTCTGGGTTGTCGGCATCAGGATCTCCAGTGGGCAAAGTGGCGTCGGCGCATCATCCGCACGAAGCGTGGTTCCTGCTCGTAGGCGCGGAG